TAATGTTTGCCATTATTGCAAAAGGTCATTTACGTTTACTGATCCTGATTCTTCCAATTCACCCCTACGGCCTTGTCGCTGAGAGATGAGCTTGGACTGTTTGGTGGCTTGCTGGTCAACCCGTTCATCTTTTCTATTCTCTTTAAGAACTTCAAGCTTTTGCTTGAACTCTTGATCTTCAGTTCTAAATCCGAGTGTAGCCTGAGCCTTAATCAACTCCACTTCTTTGCGCATCTCATGCTCCATCTGCATGCGCTGGGCTTCAAGCTGAGCCTTCATCTCTTCCATACGCATATCAAGCTGAGCCTTAAGCTGCATCTCCTGAGCCTTGGCTTGTGAAGCAGCCTGAGCCGTCTGTATGTTAGCCTGAGCTTGTGCTTGAGAGTTGGCCTGAGCCTGCTCCATCTGCTGCTTAATGCGCTTCTTGCGCCTGACAACAAGCAAGCGCTCGGCCTGATCCACATCTCTAAGCTGCCTAATAGCTATAGCGTCTTCAATATCAATCTCTTTTTGAGAAAGCGCTATCTGTATGTTCTGCTCCAAATAAGCTCTATCCTTATCGTCCATCTGCTTCTTCACTACAACACCGAAGTTGTACATAGGAAGCTCTGCAAACGAAGTGATAACGCCCATGTTGGTTGCTCCAACGGCGTTTTCGTAGATGGAGTACAAGGGGGAGTCTCCTGGGAGTATCTGCAAGCACTTAATAACATCCTCTACAACTCTCTTGTAGAGCATCATAGAGGAATGAGTTACATCGTAGATAGCGTTGTTACCTCCAGCTATAGCTTGCTCTCTCACACCAACCAAGTCTTCACTCTTTGGTGTAGAACCGTCCATAGCTTCGTTTATGCCTGTAGCATCACGAATCATACGGAGATAATGATTGTACAAACCAATAAGTTCGTTGATGTTTCGTATGGTGTTGTCCAAAGGACGAACGGGTGGGTTTTGGAAACCACCCTCTGGATTCTTACTTCTGTAGTAGAAGACACCAGTCTGCTCGTAGATATCCTGAATCTCCAACGGCTGAAGCTCACCGCCCCTGCCGAGCTGCACATTATCCAATCCTTCGATGTCTACAATCAATCCATCAGGCTTGGCCTTAGCGACCGCCTGCTGGATTTTAAGGTGGGTGAGCTGAAGCTGGTCTGCAAAACCAGTGATGCTCCCCACAATAGACTTAGGCATCATGCGGCGGAGGTTCGTAGCAACGGCAGAGTAAGAGAGCCTAGCTCTAGAGATATCGTGAATGTTCTTAGGGATGTTGGTCTTAATCCCGTACCCGTAGATATAGTCGGTTCCTACGATGTACTTTCCTCCGTAAACCGTGCCGTTCTCCATCTTGTGAGACTGACGCTCGAAGACAGAGCTCTTAGGCTCTGAGTAAGACTCCCCCTTAAAGAAGAAGTTCTTATTTCCGAATCGGTTCTCTTTGTCCTCGAAGTACATGCAATCAACAGAGAGGAACTCGAAGTCGAGAACCTGAACTCTGTATTCGTCGTACCCGTACACCATGCGATCTCTCTTGTCGTCATGGTACTTTCTACCGAAGACAGAAGAGTCGTTGCTGAACTTACCAGCTACTTGCTTAGCGAGCTTCTCAAACTCTTCTTCAGTGAACTCATTCCCCGCGACTCTTTTGAGCTCCTCTATAGTGATGGTCTTTACGTGACCAGCATATACAAGGTCTTTGAAGTTGGGGTCTTCGGTGTAGCTGTGAACAAAGTCACTTGGGTCTACGTACTCCGTAGAAATCCCGTAGTTTGGATCGTTCTGTCTCTTGACAACAGCCATGCCTAGAGTTACGAGATCGTTGACACAGCGACGGAAGGTGGAGTCGTTAAAGTCGTTCCACTGCAACGTTATGTCTGTGGCAACCTGAGCTGCTATCTCAGCATCGGTCTTTATGTTGGTGTCGATAAAGATTTCAGCCTCTTCGAGCGTGTCTGGTATCTGGCTTGGGTCTGACTCCATCTTGATGCCAGACTGATTCATCATGGAGTACAGATCCTTGTTTCTAATCTGAGCCTGAAGCTTGCGCTTCTTAGCGTCTTTCTTGCTGCTAGACAGAGGATCGATAGCCTGAAGGTTAGGGTATGGATCTGAAGAAAGAATCTTGTTTACAACAATTTTGACGAACTTCGGCACGATAGGTACTGGAGCCCAGTCCAGATTCAAAAGAGTCCCGTCACCGTTATTGGGGTCGAGACTATTAAGAATCTGCTTGTATATTGTAGTGTCCTGCGTGCCGTTAGCATAGTCGCGGTTTCTTTCGAACTCGCGACGGCGCTTTTGGTATGTTGCAGACTCATCGTCTATTTTTCCCCAGTTACTCTCAATGGCTTTTGCATACTTAAGGCCATACGACTTCTGCAACTTCTCCGAGGGGAGAGCCAATGGATCTGGAAAAGTCCTAGACTTTTTATTGTTGTTGTTGTAGGACATTTACAGTATTGCCTTTATAGCACAAATATAGTGTAAATACGATAACGTCTTAGGCGTTGGGCTTGTAGCGCCGAAAGAACTTCTTGTCGTCAAAATTACTGACCTTCTTTTCTACCTTAACTTTTTGCGCAGCTAAGAGGGCGAGGCCAGAGCTAATGGTCAAGTCAAACTTAGTTCTCTTGTCTATACGATAGCCTATCCAGTCCTCAAGAGTCCTGTTGAAGTACATGTTCCCAACGCTTCCATCAGCCCTCTCACCTACGTGTTCAAAGATGTATTGCTCAATAGCCTGGGCGTGAGCATGGATGACATCTTGCGAATTCGAAGGTATACCCTTGGTTCTTACGTTGGCGCTGCTTCCTGGGGGGCGCAAGTGGTCTGGCCTGTTCATCACATAACCATCGTAACCCCTTGATTCAAAGTACCTTACGATGCCGTACTTGTTGTTTTCAATTAAGAGTGGGTACCCATAAAAGAAAGCAGCCATTAGAACGTCTTCGTAGAAGATCTTAGCTAGGTCAGGACGCGAGGCATACTCCACAACAAACATGTTAGACGGGTGTGTCTCAGTCATGCTGAACTTGTTGTACAAGTGCAGAGCGCCTTTAGACCCCCTACCGTCAACGACAGCGTCAAGATCGTATGAGTCAACACCACCGCACCCAAGGTGATCAAATGGAGGTACCTTCTTGCCACCGTCTTCTTTGACGACGTTACGCATCTCTTGCGGAGGCATCCACGAAACCCTAAATCTTCCGTTAGGATCTGGCGTAAAGGCAACCTCCTTGTCCATCTCCTTCCATAAGAAGTTGCCACGTACCACTGGGTTCGGATATAGGTCTTCGTTACTGTCTATTTGTTGATAGATCTTTCCGATGTTAAAGATGCTCCCCTCTACACTATCTCTAAAGGCCTCTTCTTCAGTAAACGGGAACTGCCTCACCACCTCGTTAAGCTCCGAGGCATCAGACTTCAGTGAGTCCCTTTCGTTCCTGAGGTACGTCTTAGCCCCTTGAGTAACTGGATCACCATCAATACCGCTGACATCCTTATCAGGATCTTCAACGACTGGATTTCCGTGCTTGTCAAAAAAACCTTCAAGAGCGTCATAAGCAGGTATGAAGATACGATAGAGGCCGCTCTTAGTTCTGCCGTTAGCGTTACGCTCAATAGGATTGCTATCCTCCCAAAGGGCCTTGTACTCCTTGCCTCCCTTATCCATAGGGTTGACAGTACTTCCGACAAGAGCTTTGCCAACCACTCTCTTACCTACAATAAGGCATGTGCGTTCAATGCGCCATGCGTCGCGAATGTCGACAGGCTTCTCCCACTTGCCAGCCTCATCAAGGTATAGCATGTGCAGCTTCTCACCGTCGTATGCGTTGTTAGTGGTATTCTTCCAGTTGATGACTGTATTCAAGGCGTCGCCCTTGACCGACGTCTTGTTCTTTTTCGTGATCCTTTTAGAGGGCTCACGAAAAGCAAGCTCCATACGGGGGTTGGTGGTACCGTCTTGTATAGGCTTGAAGAAGAATGGGTACGATTTAAAAATCGGCACCACTTTCTTCATGAAGATGTTCTCCTGAGAGTCTTTACCAGTCTTCGATTGTATTCCGAGAAGCTTATCCTTAACCTGCGTAGCTTCGTCGACAAGAACAGAAGAACAGATATTAGTGTACCCAGAACGGCGACACTTAGTATAAAGCTGACCGAGACAACGGGGATCAGCTTCGCACGCAGCCATGTGAAGAAAGATTTCACGTTGGAAGGCAAGATAGTAAGGATATCCGATATCAATTTTCGACCACTGGAGAAGCATGTAGTGTCTCCCTGTAATATATGTAGGGACGCCAGCATTGTAAAACCAAACACCGTTACGCCTGCGCTCAAACTCCTTTTCGATGTAGTTAGAAAACCTCTTTCTAAACTCCGAAGGCTTCTCGAACCACTCATCCATAGATCGTATCTTTTGCAACTCTTCGGGCATAGGAATGCGTCGCCACATCTGCATAGCCTTTGGTTGGTCATGGAAGAGAATTTCAGATCGCTTTGGTTTTTTCGGTAGCACAACGAGTAGCCCGTGGAGCTCAATACTTTCTCCTTCTGTAAGGTTAGGGTCGATCTTGATCCCTTTATCTTCATATCCATCTATGTCGATTAGCGTTGACATCAGTAGCTCTGACCGAGTTTATTCATGCGACCGAGGGAGGGGACACCGCTCTTTGGGTTCTTAACCTCCATATACTTTCCGCAAGGACACTTGATGTCGTGATATGCACCGTCTTCACCAAACCGAATGGTGACGCCACTCTTGCTTTCTTCGTGCTTTTTTTCGCACTTGCAAATGTACTCAGCCATAATTAACGTCCTTGAGAAGCGTATGGCTTCTTGTAGTTTTTAGAATTCTTGTTCTTAGACTGCTTTGTCTTGGAATGAACGCCCTTTCGTTTGACGCTTTTGGACGTGTAAGATGATACTTGTTGCTTAGCCATGTTAATTTAATTTAGTACCCCCGACAGGACTCGAACCTGTAACCGTTTCATTAGAAGTGAAATGCTCTATCCTGTTGAGCTACGAGGGCGTATTCAGAATCACTTGGAGTTTCTGA